GTTTCCCAGTCACGATCCAATTATGCAGTCTGTTATGTTAGATAAAATTTCTGTATTAACTGAATTGCAAAATACAATTAAAATAGGTTTAGAAAATGGAACTATAACAATTTCAGAAGCTGTTGAAATGACTAAAAGTTTAAGAATTAAATTAGGTTTATAATGGATATTAAAGAAATAAATAAACACTTAGAAAATAAAAATGTTTCTCAAGAATTAAAGAAAGCATTAGAACAAAGAAAAGATATTATTTTAGGTAATAAAACAGTTAAAAAATGAATATAAAAGAATTAGTAAAAAACAAAGAAGAACTTATTAAGCTAAAGAAAGCTGAAATAAAGACCGTTAAAGGCGGTTTAAGTTCTATTACTAAATCAACTACCAATGAAATAAAAGGCACGTTTAAAAACAATGAAAATAGTTTAGAACGTACTATTATTGGCAATACTTATCTTTGGATGGATTCACATGATGACGTACACGCTAAAGGGTGTTTTGCTAAATCTATAAAAGAAAGTAAAGGTATTTTTCATTTACATGACCATGAGTTTAAAATAACATCTAAGGTTGGAGAGCCTAAAAGTGTTTACGAAAATCAAATTGCGTGGAAAGACTTAGGAATAAATAAAAGCGGAACAACTGAGGCTTTATTTATGGATACTGAAATATTCAAAGACTATAACTCACAAATATACAATGAATATAAATCTAATCGTATCAATCAACATAGCGTAGGGATGCAATATGTAAAGATTGATTTAGCCGTTAACGATGAAAGTTATGATGTTGAATATAAAGTATGGCAAGATAACATAGACAGTTTAGGAAACAAAGAAAGAGCTACTGAAAAGGGGTATTTTTGGCTAGTTCGTGAAGCTAAACTAATTGAGATTAGTGCTGTTTTAGCTGGAAGCAATGAATTGACACCTACATTAACAGAAAATAATACAGAAGCCGATAAAATCACTTCTGAAAAAGAAGCCGCTGATGCACTTCAAAAAGCCGAGCAAGAAGCTCAAAAACATGAAAAAATGTTAAAAGATTTATTAAACAAAATTTAAACCAAGAAAATGGAAGAAATTATCAAAGAATTAGGCGTAAAAATTGACGCTATGAAAAATGAGGCTGTAACTAAAGCTGAATTAATCGAGGCAATGTCTAAAGTAAAAGACCTTGAAAGCAAAGGAGAAGAAGTTAATACATTAAAAGCAAACTTAGAAGAAATTGCTTTAAAAGTTTTAGACTTAGAAACTAAAGGAGTTTCAAACAAAGAGCAAGAAACGCTAAAATCAATCTTAGAATCTAAGAAAGAAGATTTAGCAAGAATGAAAGAAAAAAGCGGTGCGTCTGTTCAGTTCACAATGAAAGCAGCAGGAACAATGGCTTTATCTACTAACACAACAGGACAAATTCCTCAAGCAGAAAGAGAAAGCGGAATTACTCGTATTGTTAGAAGAAATCCTTTTATTTTAGAGCTTGTAAATGTTGGTACTATTATGTCCAATGTTTGGGAATGGGTTGAGCAAAAAAACATCGATGGTGGTGCTGCAATGACTGCTGAGGGAGCTGCTAAATCTCAAGCTGATTTTGATTTAGTTGTAGCTTCTGCTAATGTTAAAAAAGTAACTGCTTACATTAAAGTTACTAAAGAAATGTTAGACGACGTTGAGTTAATGCGTTCTGAAATTGACCAAGAATTAACTGAGCTTATTCAATTGAAAATTGATGACCAATTATTAAACGGAACAGGAACAACTGTTAATTTAACAGGTATTAATGCAAATGCTACTGCTTATGCTGCTGGTTCTTTCGCTTTAGCTATTCCAGAGCCTAACAATTTTGATGTATTAAGAACAGCTATTAACCAAGTAAGAGTTAATTTATTTGAGCCTACTTATATTGTAATGCACCCAACTGACGTAACAGCTATGGATTTAGCAAAGGCTTCTGATGGTCATTATGTGTTACCTCCATTTGCTTCAAATGATGGTACTATTGTAAGTGGTATTCGTGTAGTTGCTAATACAGGTGTTGCAGTTGATAACTTCTTAGTAGGAGATTTCACTAAAGCAGGTGTAAGATTCAAAGAGGGATTAACTATTAATGTTGGTTATGAGAATGATGATTTTACTAAAAATTTAGTTACTATTTTAGCTGAGGCTCGTTTAGTTCAAAGAGTAAAATCTAATCACTATGGAGCTTTCGTTAAAGGTGTTTTCTCAACTGCTATTACTGCATTGACTAAAGCATAGTTAAATGGAAGTTAAACTATTAAAGGACTGGGCAGGTTATAAAAAATCTGCCTTAGTTCAAATAGAGGATAAAGATGTGTTGAATAAAGGTTTTGAAATAGGACTTTTTGAAGATGCAAACAAAGTAAAAGAAAAGCCTAAAAAAGACAAATAATGAGTATTAGTAACATTGATAATTTCGTAAATGATTTATACATTCCTTTAGCAAAAGGAACTATTAGCGGTACAGCTACAACTGAAACGCCTAATAGTAAAGCTTATGTATTGGAGTTAATTAATGAAGTTGAGAAAGATGTGTTACTTAATGCTTTAGGTTTAGACTTATACAATGAGCTAATGGTCGCATTAGTAGATTTACCAAGTGCCGACCAAAAATGGAGAGATTTAGTAAACGGCGTTGAGTATAATGGCAAAGTTTGGGAGGGTTTAGACAATTCAAAGAGCCTTTTATTGTACGCTGTTTACACTCTTTTCATTATGAATAATTCAACTTTTCTAACAGCAACAGGAACAGCAAAACCAAATACAGAAAACAGCTCTAATGCGTCAAATGATGCTAAAGTTTCTTATGCTTGGCAGAAGTTTCTAACTAAGTATCAAAACGGATGTTTAGCTGAACCTTTAATTTATGAAGATAGCGGTATTTCTTTTCTTGATTATTATGGGAATAATGACAATATACAAAGAAGTTTATATCAATATTTGAATGATAATTTAGATGTTTGGGATACTTGGATAGCTTCAAATTTCAAACTATATGAACGAATTAATAGTTTTGGAATATGATAGTATTTGAAAATAGATTAGCTGAATTATTTGATACTTTGCCTTTAATGAATGTTAATAGCAATGATTATAAAGTTTTTTTTAATTGGGGTACGCAAGACGTTTTAAATAAATATTTAGCGTTACCAGACATTCAAAGCCGTTATCCTTTAATTTGGTTAACTAATTCTGATGACACTTATAAAACTGGAACAAATTACGTTAGACGTGATAATGTGCGTTTAGTGTTAGCAATGCACTCTGATAAAAGCGATTATTTTAATCCTGAGGTATTCAATACTGATTATGAAGTAGTTTTAAATCCTTTGTTAGATAACGTCTTAAAAGCGTTAAAAAATAGTTCTATTAGTAGAATGGATTTAGAGTATAAAGTACAAAGACTTCCTAATTATAGTGTTAATGATAATAATGGCTCTTTAGATGTTTGGAACGCAATAACATTAGATTGCTCAATTGAATTAACTGATAATTGTTTAAAACCTATTAAATATTAATTATATGGCAAAGAAGAAAAGAATAACTATAAAACTCGATAGTTATATTTTAAAAAAGCGTTTTAAAACAAATGATAAAATCTATGAAATAGGAGATGCATTTTCACACAAAGACGCAAGAGTAATAAACTTTTTAAAACAACAAGAAATAATTTAAAAATATGGCATTAATAGACATAGTAAATAGTGTAATGTGCGGAGCAGGTGATGTACTTGGAACAGGTACAAAAAACTGCAAACAAGACATTAAAAGAGTAACAACAATTGCTTTAATCGAAAGAGGTTATACGTTCGCTGATGGCGACATTGATACTTTAGCAGGTGTAAGATTGTTACAACAAAAAGGAAAAGCAATAATCTTAAATGGTGTTGTAGAAATTGTTGATAATACAGCAGATGATAACATTATAACTCGTACAGGTTCTGGAGAGAAGATTGTTGCAGGGAAAAACCCTTATGAATATACAGTAACTTTTGATAATGGTTTAGCTTATCACAAGGCTTTAACTACTTTAAGTTCATATAGAGGTTATGATATTATTTTCTTTGATTCTAAAGGAGATGTATTTTTCACACAAACTAAAGCAGGACTTTACAAAGGTTTTACTTTAGGTATGTTTGAAAATGGTAAGTATATGATGAGTAATGGTGCAGATGCAGCTTCTCAATCAGTATCTTTTCAAATGATTAACAGATTAGAGTTTGATGAGCGTGTTTCTTGGATTGTTTCAGACAATTTAGATTACAATGCTCAAGAGGATTTAGACGGGTACAATGACGTTAACATTGTGCTTAAAGCACCTTTAGATTCTTCTTCTGATATATATCTTGATTTATTTACATTAGCTGATAATCATAAAGTATTTATAGATGGTTTAGGTGTAGATGATTTCCAAATAACAGCAAATGGAGTTACGAAAATAATTGATGATGCTGAAGTACAGAATAACGAATACAGAGTAACAACTGCTTTAACTTATTCTACTGGAGAAATTATAACTGTTTCATTATTTGATAGCGTTATAAACTCTTATATTGTTGATGTTGATGGCATTTTATACAAATCAAACATCGCTACAACAGTTGTAGTTTAGTTTTTTTTTCATAATTAGTTTTTTAGGGCGGTGGTACTTCAAAAACGCCGCCCTTTTTTTTAACACTTCACAAAATGGCTACTACTATTTTCGATTATATGCAAAAGGTTAAAGGAGTTAGAGATAATATACCTAACGAAACCGAGAAAATAATAAAAGCTAAAGAGCAATTTATTTTAAACTTAAATAGACAAGCTCAATTAATGAAAGGTATTGACTCAAAAGGAGAAAAAATAGCTCCAGAATATAAGCCTTTTACAGTTCAAATTAAGCAATTAATAGGTCAGCCTTACGATAGAGTTACTTTATTTTATAGTGGTAAGTTTTACGCTAAATTCAAGATAGTGTACAATAAAGATATGAGTTTTGAAATTATATCTACTGAAGAAAAAACACTTAAATTAATGGATAAGTACGGAGATGACATTTTCGGACTTACTAAACAAAACCAAGAAATACTAAACGAAAAAATAATACTTCCGGAACTATGGAAATTCTTAAAAACTTATTTATAAAAAAACAAACTAAAAAAACTTCTTATTCTTATTTTTCGTGTGATGAAATTAGCCTTTACAATTGGACTAAATATTTAGAAACTCAAGATTTAAAATACTTTAATTCAGAATTAGAAGAAACTAAAGATAACAAAGATGCAATGTATTCTGTTTTCGGAGAGTATTTAGAATTAACTGAAAATAGACAAATAATTTCACGTTTTAGCAAAATGCACAAAATAATGAAATTACAAGCAAAATATAATACAGTTTCTTTATTATTAAAAGCTCTTTATAATTGGAAAAAAGAAATAGGAATTGAACAATTTAAAGAAATAATTGAACAATTAGAAAAGTGGAATTATAAAATAGACACTAAAAAAGATATTTTCAAACAAATTGAACAAATAAATAAAAGAATACAAGGAATAAAAACTCAAATACAACTATTAGAAGTTGATTTTAAAAAAGATGATGAGAAAGAAAAATCTAATATTGAAAGCGAAATTATAACCGTTTCAAGGATATTAGAGTTAAAATACAGAATTGATAAAAAAGAAACTACTTTAAAAGAGTGGGTTGAATATTGTAAACAAGCTAAAAAAGTTTCAGACAATGGCAAATAGTATAGATTTAATAGTTAGTAAACAAGCCCAACAAGGCTTAGACCAACTTTATGAAAGTTTAAAAAAAACTAATGAAGAGCTTTTAAAAGCTTCTAAAACTCAGTTAAATTTTGCTGGTGGTTCAAGTCCTAAAAACTTGCAAGATTTTAACTTAGCAACTAAAAACTATACTAAAAACCAACAACAATTAACAGCGGTTGAAAAGGAGCGTTTAAGAGTTGAAAGAGCTTTAGAAACTACTCAAGCAAGAATAGCAACTGCTAACGATAAAAACACACAGTCTTTAACACAACAAAGAGGCGTTTTAAAGACTTTAAATAGCGAGTACGCAAAACTATCACAAAAACATAATGAAGCCGCAAGAACGGTACAGGATTTAATAGCACGTGGAAAATTAGCAACTCAAACACAAAAGCAATATAATAATGAATTAAAAGTTGCTCAAGATAGGTTTAATGCTTTAAATGGTAGAGTAATTCAAGCGGATACAGCTGTTAAAAGATTTAATAGAAATGTAGGTAATTATCCAAAAGCAGCAGCACAAAATTTAAGGAGTTTATTAGGTGCTTTCGGTTTAGTTAGTGGTATTTTCTTATTTGCTCAAGCTATTAGAGGTGCTTTTACAACAGTTAAAGACTTTGATAAGGCTAATGCTGATTTAGCTGCTACAATGGGTAAAACTCGTAAAGAAATTACTGCATTAACTAACGACCAAAAGAGATTAGGAGCAACAACTAAATTTACAGCTACTGAGGTTGCAGGACTTCAAAAAGAGTTCGCAAAATTAGGTTTTAGCGACTCTGAAATATTAAACGCAACAGAAGCTACTTTAGCTTTAGCCGCTGCTGTTGATACTGATTTAGCTAACGCTGCTATGGTTGCAGGTGCTACTTTGCGAGGATTTGGTTTAGATGCTTCTGAAACAGGTAGGGTTACTGATGTAATGGCTTCAAGTTTTACTAAATCGGCTTTAGATATTAGTAACTTTGCAGAAGCTATGAAATATGTAGCACCAATTGCAGGGCAAACAGGAGTATCTATTGAATTTGCTACTGCTATGTTAGGTAAACTTGCTGATGCAGGTGTTAAAGGTTCTCAAGCAGGTACATCTTTAAGACGTATCTTAACAGAAATGGCTAAAACAGGACTTCCAGCAGCACAAGCGTTTGACAAGGTTGCTAAAAGTGGTATTTCTGTAACTGACGCAATGGATGAAGTAGGTAGAACTGCTCAAACTGCTTTATTAGTATTAAGTAAGTCTAAAGATGGTGTAAACAAACTTGCAAAGGCTTTAGATAATGCAGGAGGTTCGGCTCAAAAAATGGCTGATGAGCAGTTAAATTCTTTAGATGGTAAGTTAACATTACTAGCTTCAGCTTGGGATGGTTTTATATTATCTTTACAAGAGGGAGATGGGTTCTTAACAAAGTCTTTTATTAAATCCATTGATTATTTAACTAAATTTTTAAATTTATTAAAAGAAGCCAACAAAGGAGATAAAGAGTTTAGACAAGAGGCATTTAGTGGTTCAGAAACAAATGTTGTAGATTTTTTAAAAGAATCAGTAGACGATTATATAGATATTTTAAGAAAAAGAGGTGTAAAAGAAGAAGAATTAAATAAAGAGAGAATTGCAAAGACTTTAGAGTATGCAAAAAAAGAACTAGCCATAAAAAAATTAGAATTATATGAAGCTGAAAAGGTTACTTCTGCATATGAAGAGGTTTATAAAAAGAGAAACTCATCTTTAAAAAATATTTTAACATTTGGAAAAAGTGATGATGAAGCTAAAAAGAATTTAGATAATAATATTTTAGCAATTGAAAATTATAAAGGCGCAATAAAGGGATTGGAGAGTTTAATTAGTGAAACTTTAAACCCAACAATTGAAGAGGAAACTAAAAAGATTGATAATAATACAGATGCAACTAAAAATAACGCAAAAGCTAAACAAGATGTAAGATTTGCATTAGTTGGTTCTGTTGAATGGTTTGAAAAGTTAAAAAGAGCATTACAAGAAGAACAAAATCAATTGTCAACTAATTCGGAAAAATGGCAAGAATATCAAACTAAAATAGATAGCGTACAAAAATCAATAGACGCTATTACTAAATCAGTAAAGGAAGTTGAAGGTTTAAGCATTGATATTAATGATGATTCTTATGTAACTGATGCAGATGGCGATAAGCTAATTGAAGCAGGAAAAGAATTTAGAAAAATGTTACAAGAGTTTAAACAAACTTTTATAGATGATTTCGGAGAGCAAAGCGGATTTAGTTTAACATTAGATTTATTAGCAGGTGGTTTAGATAAATTTGAGGGAGATGCTAAAAGTACAGCTTTGGCTGTTTCGGAGGCTTTCCAACAAGCATTTAACACAATTTCACAAGCAAGTGAGGCTAATTTTCAAAGAGAATTTGAAAGATTAGAACAACAAAGAGAAGTTAGTTTAGCATTTGCTGGAGAAAGTGCAACAGCTAAAGAAGAAATAGATAGACAATACGAAGAAAGAAGAAAAGCAATACAAAGACGTCAAGCTGAAAGCGAAAAAAGAAATGCTATTTTTAATATAGGTATAAATACTGCTCAAGCAGTTGTTGCAGCATTACCTAATATTCCTTTATCTGTTGCTATTGGTGTAATAGGTGCTGCTCAATTAGCATTAGTTGCAAGTCAATCTATACCAGCTTTTGCTGAGGGTGGTGTTCACGATGGAGGTTTAATGTTAGTAAATGATGCTAAAGGCTCTAATTATCGTGAAGTTATTGAAACACCAGACGGAAAGTTATCAAGTCCAACAGGTAGAAATGTAATAATGAACGCACCAAAAGGAACAAAAATACACACGCCAGAGCAATGGGATGCTAAATTAAATTCAATGCTTTTAGACGCAGGAATACAACCTATTGGTAATACTCCTAAAATTGAAATAAAAAACGGTATCACTAAAGATGAAATGACGCAAATAATGAGTAAATTTGCTAACAAAGATAATTATGAATTTAATATTGATGAAAATGGTATTAAAAAAATGATTACTCGAAATGGTCAAAAAGTAAATATTTTAAATTCACGTTTAAGAATAAAAGGAAAAGATGTATAATAACCCATTAGATAATAAAGAATTTAGTTTTTATTTAAACTTTAAAAATGATGATACAGGTTTGCTTGAAATAAGTGAGCCTGTTAAATTCGATGCTTCAACTTTTGTTATTGAACAAGATAAAAAAAGATATGGTAGAGATGTGTTTTTTATGAATGAGGAAATAAGTTTAGAATTTTATTCTGACTATTTTACACCAAGTTCAACAAATGTAATTTTACCGAATGGAGAAGTTGTAAATCACTTATCACATGGTTTTGAGTTTTTAAATAAATATTATCGTGATTTTGGATTTGAAAGTGAAGTTGAATTTATTTTAAAAAGGAATGATTTAACTTTTATTACAGGAGTTTTAGACTTTGCAACTTGTGATACTGATGAATTAACATATTATAAATTTAAAGTAATTCAAAACACAAGACAGGCTCAAATTAAAAGACGTGAGGATGTTCAAGTAGATTTATTTAGTAACAAAGATTTAGATGATAATGATATAACTCCTTTAAGCACTACTAATATTTTATTAAAAGCTAAGCCAGTACTTCAATTATCTAAATGGGGAGAAAAGAATTTAGGGCTAATACAACAGACTGGAAGTGCTTTTAATTGTCAAATATCAATACCAGTAGCAAATTTACTTACTAAATTTAAAATAGAAGATAGTTATGCTCCTTTTGATAATTTCTTTAAAGGTTTAGACGTTTCTTTTGCAGAAAACAATAATTATAGATATGCAAATAGACTTTTAACAGCTAAAACAACACTAACAGATGTTAATATAAAAATAAATAAATTATCAGTACAAGGGTTTACAAATTTGGGTACTTTTGGCTTAAATATTTCAAGAGCAATATTTGATTCTAATGGTAACTGGATAAGTAACGTAGGCAGTACTATTAATTTATATCAATCAATAGGCAGTATCGGATTAGTTGATGAATATTTTGAGACAACTATTCCTATAATGAATGTTGGAGAGAGTTTAATAATATCTATGGAATGTTTTTATAGTTCTTCAGGTCTTTTAAGTTTCAATATGTTTTTTAACTCATATAGTTTAGAAAGTTTAGAAATAAGTTTGACTTCAACAGCTATTGACAGCGTCATAAAAGGATTTAGGCATATTGATTTAATAAAACAAACTGTAAAATCTATTAATGGAATGAGTGTAAATGCACCTAAATATGATGTAGGTGGTAATTTTTATAATAACTTTGTTTTTAACGGAAAGTTAATACGTCAATTTGATAAAGAGCCTTTTTATTCTAAATTTAAAGATGCAGTAGGGCAATTACAAGAATTAAATTCAGATTATCAAATAAATGAAAACGAAATATACATAGGTCAATATTCAGACTTTTATTCTAATAATGAAATAGCTTCATTTTTACAAAAACCAGATAGCGAATTTAAAAGTAGTTTTAATAATAGATATTCTATTAATCAAATGGAATATAAATATAAATCTTTTGAACAAGATAGAGATGAAGATGGAACTATTGACGCAGTACATACTAACACACAATGGCTACTCCCTAACAAACAAGTAGAAAATAATTTAAAAATAGAAGTAGACTATGTACGTGACCCTTTCGAGATTGAAAGTGCAAGGCGTCAAGGCATTTATACAAAAGATAGTACTTCATTAAGTAACGATGATAAAATTTACATTATTGATGTTATAGAATTAGCACCAAACTCAAGAAATGAATTTAATTCATTTTTAAGGTATAGATTTTCAATAGAAGATAATACATTAAAATTAATATCAGATGGTACTTTTAATTGGTCTTTATTAGGGTTTAATATAGCAAATGAAGTATTTGTGACTATTGGAAGTAGTGGTTTGCCTATTGAATATAATGTTACAGAATTAGAAAGCAATGTTATAACACTAACTCCAGTAATTGGAAGTATAAGCATAAATCAAACTGGAGAAAATTCTATTATTTTTAATTATCCATTAACTAATGTTGGTTATGTAAATAGAACTAATGAGGAATTTCAAGTTATTGAAAATGTAGAAAGTCCAGAAAACTACTCTAACTTGCAATATACGATTAAAAGAAATTTAAAGTATTTTGAAAGCTATTTAGCTTGTGCATCTAAGTATAATCAAAGTGGAATAATTAAAAATACATATTTCAAAAGCAATGGAGAGTTAATAACTGAGTTTAGAAATGGAGGTCAAATAAAAGAAAATGATAGTTTTATTGTTGCTGATTTAGAAACTCGTTTATTAGAACCTATTTTAATTGAAACTAAGGTAATAGCAGAGTACGATACTATGATTGATGTTTTACAAAAAATGCAAAATATCAATGTTGATAATTCAATAGGTGGATTTATTAGAGTAATGGATACTAACAACAAAGTTATTAGTTTATTTCCTACTGATTTAAGCTACAATTGGGGTACTAAACAACTAAGTATAACAGGCGATCGTGACTGGGAAAC